CAAAGAATATGAAAAGGAAGTTAAAGAAATATTAAATAAAAAGGCAAACGAAATGATTGCTGATTACATTGACTTGACAAATAATTTGTTGAAAAAACATAAAAAGTTAGTGAAGAAAAACCTTGCAACACCAGCTAAGAAAGGTTCTCCCTGGTGGAACGAGATTTTGATATATAATGCACAGATTAAAGAAATATTTGTAATGAGTAGAGCATCTAAAAAAGATTTGGAGTGGGGGGATAGTAAAGAAAAAGAGGCTCTTGAAAAACTTATTTCTACTGCAACAGGAGATGACCCAATCACTATTGGAACACCAGCAAAATATCGTAAGTGGTATACAGATAGAAAAGGTGTTTTTGATGAATAAGGAGCGGAATAAAATATAATGAGAACACAACTATTATGTACATTCACTAATATAAACGATTTAAATGAAATAATTGATATTATTATTTCGTGTAATACTATAATGTATGATAAAATATATGTATTTCAGAACGAAGAGGATAAAAATCAATTAATATGTACTTATAATGTAGAATATGATGATGATTTTATGGAAGGTATTCCAGATACAATTTCTCTACATAGAAAAAAACAAACCAATACACTTTATACAATCAATGCATTGAATGATATAATTAGAGAATTAAATGATGGAGTTTTAGATAAAACTTATATTGTACCTTGGGAGAATTATAGAAATTCAATTTTATTAAATAATGAAAAAGGTTTAGTGAGAATAAAAACAAAAATTTATAAGGTAGTGAATATTACAGAATGGGGAACAACAGAATAGGTTATAGGAATTTTGACGGATTTATTTTATCCTGATTACACACAACATCAGAACTTAGTTACGAAACATAAAGATTTGGGAAAAATCTATTCTCAACCGATGGCTATTTGGTTGGGTAGGGATAGATACCATAAATTGAAACGTGTGCCTTCAAGAATTAAACGGTTGTTAAAAAGAGCAAAAAACAAAACAGTTGTATTTGTAATATATTCTATACCGAATAGAGATGTTAGTGGAAAACATTCTATGGGTGGAGAAAAAGATGTAGACTCTTATTTAAAATTTATAAATGAAGTTGTAGAAGGTATAGGAACTCATTCACCAATAATAATATATGAACCAGATGCTTTATGTGATGGTGTTAAACTAACTAAGAAAAAATCACAACAACGAATAAAGTTGATGCAAACTTCACTTAAATTATTGACTAAAACAAATGCTAAAATTTATATAGATAGTGGGCATCCAAACTGGCTGAAAGTAAGTGAAGTATGTTCGTTACTAAAAAGGTTTAAAAAAATACCATATGAAGGATTTACATTGAATTGTTCTAACTTTGTAGATACTGATTCGTGTGTAGAGTATGGTTCAGAGGTAAGTAAATACATTGGTAAGAATTTTGTTATAGACACTTCACGAAACGGGCTAGGATATACTGGAAATATATATAATCCAACAAATATAGCAATAGGTGAGTATCCCACATTGGATACACGGATTAAAAATTGTGATGGTTTCTTATGGTTGAAACCATTAGGAGAGTCGGATGGTAAGGTTAATGGTACGCCTAAGGCAGGCCGATTCAGTTTAAAATATGCTTTAAAAATCATTGAAAATAGTAAAAAAATAAATGTATTTTAGGAATATATATGATATTTATATGTGAATATGGTTACTTCGTTATTACGAATTACCATTGATAAATACAAAATAATAAATAGAACATACATATAGGAGATTAACAAATGGACTTAGATAAAGTCAAGCGACGTTTAAATCAGTTACAAACATCAACACAAAGAACTTCAAATCTTTGGAAACCACAACCAGGAACACAACAAATTAGATTAGTACCTTATAAATTCAATAAGGATAATCCGTTCATTGAATTGTTTTTCCATTATGATTTAGGAGGAAAATCCCATTTATCCCCAATTAGTTTTGGTCGACCAGACCCTATTGAGGAGTTCGCACAGAAATTAAAGGCATCAGGTAATCGTGATGATTATCGTCTTGGTAAAAAACTCGAAGCCAAAATGAGAACTTTTGCACCAGTGATTGTTCGTGGTGAAGAATCACAAGGTACAAAGTTTTGGGGCTTTGGTAAGACAGTTTATCAAGAAATACTCTCTGTTATCTCAGATCCAGATTACGGTGATATTACAGACCCAGTAAGTGGTCGTGATATTACAGTTGAATTTAAGACTGCAGAAGAAACAGGAGCATCTTTTCCATCTACCGCAATTCGCGTTAAACCAGTACAGACACCAATAAGTGAAGATAAGAATATTCTTGAAAAGGTAGCAGATACCCAAAAGGATATTACTGAGATTTATCAGGAAAAAACTTATGATGAACTTACGGAGATCCTAAATAATTGGTTAGAAGGACGAGAAGATGATCCAGTAGAAAACACTACAAAGTCAGTAACTACAGCACAGTCTGTAGAATCGGCTAAAAGTGTGGAGAATGTTTCAGAGGCCTTTAACGAGCTTTTTGATAAGTAAAACTAATTGGAGAAAATATGTCAGTTAGAGACGAATTGGCAAATGTATTAGCCGATAGTTTAAACAAACAATTCAAGGATATGAAAGTAGCATATTTCTTGGACGGGTCTGATACAACACCCACAGATATTAAAGAATTTATATCAACAGGTTCAACTATGTTGGACTTAGCAATTGCTAATAAACCAGATGGTGGTATTGCGGTAGGCCGTATTACTGAAATTAATGGTTTAGAATCAAGTGGTAAATCTTTAATCGGAGCACACATACTTGCAGAAACCCAAAAGAAAGGCGGAGTCGCTGTTTATATAGATACAGAGAATGCCGTTAGTGAGGAGTTTTTGAAAGTATTGGGAATAGATACATCACAGTTACTTTACTTACAATTACAGACGGTAGAAGAAATTTTCCAGGCAATCGAGGAGATTGTTCTTAAGGTGAGAGAGGCTGAAAAGGATAGATTGGTTACAATATTAGTTGATAGTTTGGCTGCTGCTTCCACACAAGTAGAGATAGACGCAGATTTCGAAAAAGACGGTTGGGCAACTTCCAAAGCGATTATTATATCAAAAGCTATGAGAAAGATTACCCAGTTGATTGGTCGTCAAAGAATAGCACTTGTCTTTACAAATCAACTAAGAGCGAAACTTGGAGTAATGTTCGGAGATCCTTGGACAACTTCAGGTGGGAAAGCTCTTCCTTTTCACGCTTCTACTCGAATTCGATTAAAGAATAAAGGTAGAATAACAGATACCAAGAAAAATGTATTGGGAATGACAATACTGGCACAAGTTGTTAAGAATAGACTTGGGCCACCGTTAAGACACGCTGAATTTCCACTATATTTTGAAAGTGGAATTGATGATATCGGTTCTTGGTTAGAAGTAATGAAAAAACATAAGTTGGTAAAGTCTGCAGGAGCTTGGTATACATATACCGATGTTGCAGGTGAAGAATATAAATTTCAATCTAAAGATTTTCTTAAAATATTAGAAGAAAATTCTTTGAAGGATGAAGTTTATGATAGAATTTGTGAAAAAGTAATTCTTAAGTATGATATAAAAGATATGGACGAATCTGAACTCGTGAAAGAAGAAGAGGGAGATGAATAATCGATATTTTAGTATACTTGAGGAAATTAAGAAAAAAGGCGGTAAATTAGATGATGGTCACTTCAATGATAAAGTACTAATCATAGATGGCCTAAATACTTTTATACGAGTATTTAGTGTTATGCCAACTCTCAATGATGACGGTGTTCACATTGGGGGAATAGTTGGTTTTCTGAAAAGTATCGGTTATGTCATTCGTCTTTTTAGCCCCACCCGAACTATCATAGTATTTGATGGTAAGGGTGGGAGCACCCGTCGCCGTAAATTACATCCAGAATATAAAGCTGGTCGTAAGACAGATAAAAGACTTGTAAGAGCGTATGATTTCGCAGATAAAGAAGAAGAGCGAAAGAATATGCTTAGACAATTACAACGAGTAGTTCAATACTTAGAAGCATTACCTCTTAATATTTTATCTATTGATAATATAGAAGCAGATGATACAATTGCTTATTTGTCTAAACAAGTTTTAAAAGAAAAAGTAGTAATTAGTTCTACAGATAAAGATTTTATACAATTGGTAGATGATAGAATTAAAGTCTACTCGCCTACTAAAAAAATTATATATGATAAAGAACAAGTGTTTAAGGAATATGGTGTTCCTTCACGAAATTTTTTAACTTATAGAGTTTTAGAAGGTGATAAGTCTGATAATATACCTGGAATCAAGGGTGCTGGTTTGAAGACTATAATAAAAAGATTTCCACAAATTCAAGACCATGACAATGACATTACAATAGAAGATATTGTAGGATTAT